TCATCACTTTGGTGCTTATTGTCGTAGGCTTCTCGGTGTTTTCTTCATTTAACAACTATTTCGTTTTTGGGGTGTTTGTATCGGTCCTTTCTGTTCTACAGCTTGTTTATCATTTCGGACAAGAAGCTGGGTCTTCTAAAGAGCAAATGAAACAATACAAAAGGCTACTGGCTGAGTCACCATCGTTATCAGACGCAGAGCTAACCGACCGCTTCATTAAAGCCCAGGACACAGACAGCAACCCGTGGCGATCATTGGAGAACGCGGCATATCTAAAAGCCTGCCTTTATTTCAGTCTTCCCGCCACTTACAATCTAACTATCTTTCAGAAGTGCATGTCATTGTTAGCCGGTGACTTGCCGCGAAAGAAAGACTTCGAGGAAAAAACAGATGAGCAAATTTGCAAATGACCACATGCCACCGAAAAAGCCACCTGCACAGCCAGTGAAACCTCAGCCTAAAAAATAATAAACTCAAGGATCGCACACATGAGCAAACCAATTGAGCCGTTTCATGTTCCACCAAAGCCAATACCGCCCCGGCCTGGAAAATAATAAGGGCTAACATGAAAGCACACAGCACGATTCATGAGGGGCCAAGGCCTGATAGTCACGTCCCACCTCGGCCAATGCCCACGCCAAGGCCGAAAGCACGGCAGTAGTTTTGGTGTTAAGGGATATCCAGATTTTTAAAGAGCGAAGCGTCCGATGAATGGGCGCTTTTTTGTTTGTTTCGGCGCATGTGTCATATGCCGTAATGCTAACTACCACATCTTCTAATGTAACTTTGAGTACCCGTTACGCGATCTAAATGTACCTTTGGTTACTTTGATGGTCAAGCTAGAAATGTACTTTTTGTTACCTCTGGGAGTAAAAAAATGCCAGAAGATGATCTGGCATTGGAAATGAATAACTTAGATGTTCTGGGTTATCTGAACCACTTTTCCAACAATTCGGCAGTTACCGTCTATCTGGATAGGTTTGAATGCAGGGTTAAGTGGCATCAAGTATGAGAAGGGACTATCCCATACCAGCTTTTTAACGGTCGCTTCAGCTGAACCGTCAAGTATTGCTACTACAATTTTTCCGTAAAGGTCATCCAGTTGGCCATAATGAGGCTCAACAATAACGATCGACCCTTCAGGAATCGATGGCAGACCATGAGGGTTGGTCATAGACTCCCCACGAACTACCAATCCGAATACTTCATCAGAAACGTTTGCAGTGGTTTGCGTCCATGAAATCACATCAGTAAGCCTTGAGCATGCATAAGTATCAGTCCACATACCAGCCTGAACGGCGGAGATAATAGGGACTGCCGTTGGTGGCTTAAGGAACGGAATAACTTTGGTATCGTCCTGTGTTTCCTCACCCTGACCGTAAAGAATCCATTCTGGAGTTGTCTGCAACGCCATTGCCAGTTGGTGGAGGTTTTCACCATCAGGTTTGGTCGTACCGCTCTCCCATTTAGTTACGGAAACACGGCTGACTCCTAAGCGTTTAGCTAGGGTCTGCTGTGTTATGTCGAGTTGGACTCGACGGGATCTTATTCGGTCTTTCATCTCTGTTTTCATGTAACCAATGTTACATTGATTCCTTGTAACTGTTGTTTGCTATTTAATGTACCTTTTGTTACCTTTGGCGTGAGTTAATTAGGAGGAACCATGCGTAAATCAGAAGTCATTGAACACTTCGGCGGCGTATCAAAAACCGCGTGTGTTCTTGGGATTTCCCACCCGGCAGTTTGCCGATGGGGTGAGGTTATCCCTCAAAAGCAAGCGTTCGTCATCGAGCGAATTACGAACGGGAAGCTTAAGTACGATGCAAGCCTTTACCAAAAGGTTACAGATTCAGCTGCTTGAAAGTAACTACAAAAGGAAAACCAGCATGGTAGAGCCAAGCCTGAAAGAAGTAGTTAAAGCGATGTGCAAAGCGTACCCAGGAGGCCGTGAGGCTATGGCTGGTGCTCTTGGCATGTCCGTAACGCAGTTCAATAACAACCTGTACGAGAAAAACGGCTGCCGGTTTTTCGAAGCCAACGAGCTAGAGGCGATGGAGGACATTTCGAATACCTCACTTCTGGCGGATTACTTCGCTCGTCGCCGCGGAGCACTGCTGGTGGATGTTCCTCATCTGGAAGACCTGGACCGTGTCGACTTGTTTGATCGCGCACTGCGTACATCAGCAGCGCGCGGACGAGTCGATACCGTAATTCATAAAGCCCTGGAAGACGGTGTAATTGAACCGCATGAAGCTGAAGAAATTAACGAGTATCACCGCCGTCATTTGGCTGCGCGTGAAGAAGAAATCCGAGCGATTGTCGCGCTGTTTAGCCGGAAGAAATCCCCAAAAAAGTGACGCCAGCGGGCGTGCAGGCCCCTGGCGTCTTGGCGTGTCGTATTCAGTGGAGAAACTAACGCATGAACAGTTTAAACCGATTGAGACCAGCGAAGCAATTCAGATGCCTTCCGCTGGTGGGTAAAGACTCCCCGTTCGGCTATGTGGAGAGATTAAACGACCAGGTTGGCACGAACAACTACCAGCCTGAGAACGCGATGGTAGAGGCTTTTACTCAGATGAACGAGAAGGGGCGTGAGGAATGGCTGAAGTTGACCGGCGATTCAGAGACCACAGAGGTATCCCCGTCCACGTCCTCAGGTGGGAGCCACAGACTCGACGCGTTATATACCTTCGCGAAGGGTACGATCATGAGTGCTTCAGCCCTCTTGAGCAATTCCAGCGTAAATTTTCAGAGTTAAAGGACGACCATGAGCCTGTTGATGCCATCCCGGCCGATAGTGATAAACCCTGACCTTGCTTACAGCATTGGCCTGAACCCCCACTCAGGATTCACGCGACATCATTAACGCCGCGGTAAAGTGCCTGGACAAAATCTGGAAGGATGGCCACAGGTACCAGAAAGCCGGCATTATGCTGGGTGATTTCTTCAGTCAGGGGGTAGCCCAGCTCAACTTGTTCGATGAAAACGCGACGCGGCCCGGTAGTGATAAACTGATGGAGGTTCTTGATCAACTCAATGCCAGAGACGGCAGAGGAACGCTCTACTTTGCCGGGCAGGGCATTCAGCAACAGTGGCAAATGAAGCGAGAAATGCTGTCGCCTCGATATACGACGAGATATTCAGATCTGCTAAGAGTCCGATAAGTATTCCTGATGTCTTGGTCCGCTTTGTGCCACAAGCGGACGTCGATATCCTAAGCCAGTGTTATTCAAAGGGAGCAGGTCAGATTTACAGTAATGATTCCAGTCAGTTAAATGTTAAGGTATAACTATTTTCAGTAGAGCAACTTATGCAATCGACACAGGGAAAGGAAGATGTCATCAGACAAAAAAGAAACCGTTTGTAGCGATATAGATGTCTATAGTGTTTTAGAGCATAGAGCAAGGTTTGTGAGACGGACAAACATCGCTCTGATAATTCTATTGATTATGGCTGCCACTTTAGTTGCGACTCTTATTGTTGGATATAAGGACAATCAGAAAAACTGGATTTCCGATATTCTTAATGCGTCCATAATTAAAAAAAATAACCTCAAGCCTGGCGATCTGGTTTTATTTAATACTGGTAAAAATGAGGGGGAGAGGCATGTGGGTGTATTTTTAGGCAATGACTTTAAGCCCCTCAGTCCGGAACAAGAGGCTTCCTATAAGGCTTGGAGAGGGATCACTTACAACACCACAAAAAATCAGAGTGAAAAAATTGCTGACTCGATAGCTACGGTCCTACTAACTCTATCTCTAATAATATTTGTTGGTTTCATAATGAGAGCCGTTTTGGTGTTCATTAGATATTACATGCAACTTGGGACTGATTTTGAAAATCAGAGGCTGGCTTATATTATAAGTAAAAAAGAAGGGGGCGATTTTAGTAAAACATTGCAAGATCTTAGGAGTAGCAACATCAACTTTGAGAAAACACCTCAATTACCACAAGAGAAAATAATTATAGGTCTAATTGACGTGTTAAAAAAGATTGACCCGTCTAATAAAAATTCAGCTACAAAGGATTGATATAGTGAAAAGATTTAAAGATACAAGCATAACTGGATGGTCAGGAGAATATTATTTTGCATATTGGGTTGTTTCAAATTTTAAATGGGCTTGCAGACTTCTTGATATAGATGTTGGGATTGATGCGCAAGTTGAAGTTTTTGACAAGGAGTTTTCAACTGGTGACTTTTTTGCAGTTCAAATAAAGAGCACTGTTTCTGATTCTCCTAACATATCCTTGTATCTTTCAGATTTTAATTACTGGAATCAGATTGATGGAGTCGTGGTTTTGGTGTCAATAGTTCTTGGTGATGGAACATCTAATCCCATTATTTACTACAAAGTCATGAATGAAAATGAAGTTGAAAAACTAATTTTAGCTGCAAACAAAAATAAAGGTGGTAGCGCAACGGTAAAATTTAATAAAAGAAACATTCTCACCAAAAGATCCAAGATGAAATGGCTTTCTTCACTTATCCGAGGAGAGAGTGTTGTAATTGTTGAAAAGGCAAAAGAGCTTTCAGGGCTTATAGATGTCGTTTTTACTTATTCGCAAGATAACAGTGTCCAAGATATCTATGGTCACATGGAAATTTTTAAAAATATTAACGACATTTGGTATTCTTATGAAAAGATATGCGAAGCAACTCGGTACCATAAAAATTTAGAAAATTATTCAAGAGATATTCGTCTCGCGCTTGCTAAATTTTCGAAAGATAAAGATGAACTTCTTGAAGTATTTTCAAATTTAGTATATGAAGTTAAAAGAGATTATCAACCTGAAGAAATGTTGCCCGACAACTTACATGAGGAGTTAAGACAGTCAGAGTATTCATGGGTGAATAGTAGTCGTAATAGATAAATGAAGAAGGGATACGCCACCTTCATTTATCTAAGCAGTATATGCCATCCTCAATTACTGTCAGCATTGTTACTCTGCGAGGACATCGGTTTCAGTTCCATATCTTTTTTAATACTTCCGCTCCTCGCTCACAGCCGACCTCCAACTCAGTTACCTGGTCCGCTTCGTGCCAGGAGCGGAAGTAGCTCACAAGTTCGGATCTTAGTTTGTATTGGAAAGAGAGTAAGCTGTCATCAGCATACTACTCATGTAATTGACACCCACGTATATAACGTGGGTGATATCTGAGGATTCGATATTTTTTCAGTTTAGAACTTATAAAAAATCAATATAACTCAAACTAAAAACTATACATCAGGAGGTACGAAGTTATTGATTCGATTATAGTACCTGTGTTCAAAACCTAAGGGGCTTCCATTTAGTTTATCTACTATTCTATTGTTTTCCTTGATGAAATCAAGGAAAATGGAATCCAATCTCGGATGCTCTGAATTGTTGAAAATATGTGAGAGATGGTTAATTGCAGCTATTGCAACCCCATAATCAAGGCATGCACTGAGAGCCTTAAGAATATCCTTATGATCCGTACATAAATAATCGTAGCTGAATTTTATGTTATTACCTTCACTTTCTAATGATATATTATTCAGTAACCCAATAGGATTTGGGTGAGCACCAAAATCGATTGCTGCATCATACAAGCTCATGATGTATTGCTCATACGGCGTGTCACCTGATTTTTCATCATGACGTTGCAAGTATCCTCTAAACCGTTTGACTGCTGCAGTGAATGCTTTTTTATTAGAATTAAAGTCATCTTCGGATAATTGACGTTTCTTCCACTTTTCACTGAGGCCTTCTTCGCAATTAAATAAATATCCATAGATGGCACTTTCAAGGGCCGTTCTAAAAAGAGGGAATATTGCAGTAAAATGACCAGATTGAGCTAAGTCGAAAGCCACTAAGAAAAGTGAATGGGCGTTTGCTGCGGCCGTTAATGATTCATGTGTTTTCATGCCATGTATAGAAGATGCTATGATATAATCGCACTTTTTAACCTGAGTAATAATTTCATAAAAATCGTTCCTTATCTCTTTACGTAATATTTCCTTTACTGATTCATATTGTTCGTAGCAGAAATTTTGTTGAGAATTATCCATGGTCATTACCTCTCATAAAATATATTATTTTTTATTAATCAAAGCTTCAATACATTATCATCACTTGACTATGCATTTAAGTTGTCTGTTAGGTACGCTGCTCATAAACGTTTATGAGCAATCACTTACGACAACCTTAGCTGATTTTACAACAAGTAGGCCCGATAGTCTGCTCCTCGCTCATTTCAGACGCGTCTGGTCTTTTTTACTTTTCATTGTACCGCCTCGATTAACTCCGGCCCCTGGTTCTTCACATTACCCACGGCGCGCGTCACGGCGTGCCAGATAAATTTGTCAGCTGGCGCAGCACCGTCTGCGGCTATCTCCTCAGCTTCTTTCCCGCCTATATCTTGGCGCATCCACTCCCGGGCGGCTTCTGGCGACAAAACAAGTGGCCGACGGTCGTGAATATCTACCAGACCTTTATCTGCTGCCGATGTCACAATGAGAAAACCTTCCGCATCATCGCCGCGTTCAAACGGTGTGCTGCCGATCGCCGCCATAAAAATCGGCTGGCCGTCTACTCGGTGAATAAAATATGGCTGCTTCTTTTCGCCTTCCTTCTTCCACTCGAACCATCCATCAGCAAAGCAGATTGCCCGGCCATGCTGCCAGAGAGGCTTGAACATCCTGCTGGTGGCCGCCGTCTCGACCCGCGTGTTTATCAATGGTGCTTTATCCCACCACCCTGGCGCGTAAGACCACAGGACCGGATCAAGATGCAGCTGCTCGTTGCGTTCGCTCAGCAGCAGAACGTTGGTACCAGGCGCCACGTTGTACCGGCCAATGGGTTCCGGATCATACGCAATGTCACGATCGGCTTCATCGGCCAGGTATGCCAGATATTCTTCACGGGTTTGGGCTTGTGCAAAACGTCCACACATAGAAACCTCCAGTCAGTCAGACTGAAAGTATAGGGTAGGGAGAAAAAGTAGCGGGCGCTGGTTAAGTATTACAAACGGATTCGCGGTGATTATGCTGGTGAGGATGAAATGCGTAAAGCGAAACGTTGTGAAACTGGAAGGAGCTACGCAAAGTTGCGACAAAGCCAAAAGAGAACGCTAAATCCGGTAGGGGATCCGGGTTCGCTGTGATGACAATATGGAAATTCATTCATTAGTAAGCCACATATCAGACTCTTCAAACATATCCTCCAGCATACGGTTCAACTTTTCACGGTCACTTTTGCTGGCATCACTATTCAATCCGTTAGCCTGCATAGGCTTAACCTTCACTTCAGCATCGGGGAATATGCTATGAACTCGCCTCGTCAGCTCAGCCAAAATAATTTCTCTTGCGCCATCCAAGCCCTGAACATTTCGCTTATCGTAAACCAACTCAACAAACATAACAGTCTCCTTAATCTCTGTGAGAGGAGGTTATATTTTTACTGTAAATACACACAGTGCCAAGCGAGTGATTCGACCTACAGGATGGGATTTGTTCGTCCGATTGAAGAAAAATTATCGGTAATTATTCCCCAGTTATTCCCCAATGTTTCCCCACAAGAAAATTACCAATAAAAAAACCAGCCATAAGAGGCTGGTTTTCAATGTATTTTTGATCGGCACGAGAGGATTTGAACCTCCGACCCCCGACACCCCATGACGGAACGCTACTTGAACTCAAGCATCGTTTGGCCTTTATGCTGATAGATTGACATTACTGGGTGCTCCTTACAGTTTTCACACCAAAAGCCAATCTTTAATCCATGCCTTCTTCGTGATGGGTTACCTGATAAATTACGGTTTATAGTTACGTCATCGTTATCGATAATTACATGAGTACCTTCTTTTGCATCCTCCTGTCGCTCAAATACCTCAACTTTGCCTTGATGAAGGTAATTTGAATTGCAATAAGGACAGAACAGCACATGCTCAAAGTCTGTAGATGTGAAACGAATTTCTAAGCTCATTTCTTTCCCCAAAACAAAAAACAAAGATAGTGGTATCAGCAAGTTAGCACATGGCGTTATTGGCGTAAAATTAAACAAAGATAGTTGATAATTATCTTTGAAAGCATTAACT